AAGCCTGTCTTTGACAAAGGCAGGTCGTACCAGAATTCCCGAATGGTAGTCCTTTCCGCATGACTCACGGAAAGGGCCGGTCCAGTAGGATTTCTCCGAGTTAAGGAGAAATCCACACGCATGCAACACCTGCGTGAGCAGTTCGACCGCGCCAGTTGGCACGATTATATCATCTCCATAAACAGAGACGATCCCACCACCGGTCAGTTCGGCAGACGAGTCTGCCAAGGCCCAAAATATCAGGGTCTCGAGGGGAAAAGTGAAACCATTCCCCATGGAACTGAATTTACCGAGCTTTGTCAAGCTCCCTTTGTAATTCACAACCCCAGTACGGAGTTGATCCAACAAGGAGAACCAGCCGATAGGTAGCAAGTGAGCAACCAGCTCTCTTGCGATAGTATCAGAAGCACTACTGAGGTCAAGGGTTGCTAACCCTCCCTCGACACTACCTAGACGCGCGAGTTGTTGATTGCGCGTTTGGTCAGTAATGTCGATTCCCTCGAACTTTAACCGTTTAGCAATGTAGTCGCCAATACCCAGCTGAAAGAAGCTATTCAGTGAGGGTTCAACGACGATGCTGCGATCGGTTTTTGCGTTCTTCGGGACGAAGTGTAGGTTCCCGCTATGTATTTCGACGGGCACTACAACCGTATCGGGCGAATCGACAGTGAAGCCGACCCACCCTGGCAGCTCCGCCAACGCTGTTTGCAACAGCGGGCAGAACTCTTCGCTACATGCGAACTTCTGACTCAGCTTGCGCCGAGGCGAAGCTATTCTTTTTTTGACTTGTGTCGTTGCACCCGGACCGAAGCGACCCTTAAGGGCGCCTAACGAAGGTACATCACCAAGACAATTGGAGATTTTTCGCTGAGCGTAAAACAATACACGCTCAACGTCACGGGAGAATTGGAATTTTCCCGCACTCCAAAGCCTGAAAATGGTATTCGTTTCGGCGCAAAGCCGCTCGGATTCCATGAACTTGTCATACGCAACACGTTCTCGATCAATACCAAGATCGATGTCAGCGCGCTTTGAGAAAAGCGCGATAACTTGTGCTGCTGCAGCTGTGTCTTGTGGACTCAACCGCTCGTACGGAAGTATCATTCCACCCAATTCCGCGTAATGCCTGCCCTCAATTAAGAGGGAGAGGTACATACGGAGGTTGGTGTCGCTTATTCGGCGACAGTGGATCTGTGCGAGTCCTGTCAACAGATCGTTTGTTGAATCTGTGGATAGGTCTTGGTCCCATGCGTATAGCATAATTAACTCCTTAAGTAGGAAGAAAGGAACCAGGCCAGGGCAGGATGCCCCGGCAGCTAGTTACCCAGCATGACACCCCATTAAGTTGGGGCGACGAGACCGTCCACGAGATCGGGGACGGGGCCAGACGTTGCAGCGGCAACCGAAGTGGAAATGTTTCCCATCAGGTTGGCGAGCAACTGGCGCGCAAGCCGGCGGCCAGCGATGTCAGAGCGCTCATGGAAGAACGACGTATGAATAGTCGTGTTCACATAAGCGACCTTCGGCGCAGCGGTATAACCGGCAGCGTTCTGCCCCGAAATCGATTCCATGACAGGAACTTCGACTCGGACCTCCGTTTTCCAAACGCCAGATTTCAGCTGTTCAATGGTAGCAACAGCGGAGACTTGGGCATACACGGGCAATGACGCGAGTTGCTCGCGCCAGAGAGCGATCACCTTACCCTTTTCACGGGTGACAGAGATCGCAACGAGTGTATGCGAAACGGGGGTTGCAGCACCGTCGAAGACGGTAATGTTGGCTATTTGTGCCATTCTTTTTGCTTTCAGAAAGGAGATTACGAGTAGCGGAATGCCCTGACCCCTCCGGGTTTGTCCAGTAGCACTGAGACGCCATCCTAGCGTTTCAGGTTTGTAAGAAGGGCAACTGCGTTAGCAATATGACCCCACGAGGCAACCTTGCCTAAAGGTTTAATTTCTGGCGTAGGAACGCTGATCGACGTACTGACGGTCCTCTTCACTTTGATAACCTTACTCGAGTTTCCTGAGTAATTCATCTTGGTGTCAAGAGACCAGCCAGCACGAGGTTTAGCAGCACTCGTCGGCGAAGAAGTTATTCGCATGAACCTCGTTGTGACGAACGTACCAGTTAAGCTATTCGCTAAAGCTTTCGCCTGCAAGTAGTTACCGATCGGAATAAACCAGTCGATAACAAACGAGTAAGGCAACAGCTCCCACGAAAGCGAGGCTGGATCAAGCAAACCTGAGAGACGAATCACGTCTTTCTCTTTCAAGAAAGCAACAATACGCTCTGAAGAGATCTGCCGGTGGACAATCCACGCGTGCGTCGGACCAGAGTCGATCGGGACGTCAATTAACTTGCCGTCCTTAAGACCTCCTGCATAGGAGGTCACAGCAACTCGGTGTACTGCCGGATTACGCAGATGGTGGTCGACAAAGACCATACCTTCGTATATATCCGACAAGAGAGGCTTCCACCCGTACTGAAGCGCCAACCAATTTGATGCTGCGGCTTTCTTTGAGGCGATTACTCGCCCTTTAGGTTCGCCGAAGCGGTCAGACAGGAGATACGCTTGAGGTACGGCCTTCCCGTTTT